GTCAAGCAACCGAAATGATCCTGCTTTCGACGAAGACCGCCAACGCCGTTCATTCCGACTACTCGAACGGTGGATCGCTGTCTGACCAGATGGACGTGTTCGTTATCGACTACGGATACAACCTCGGGTCAACCAGTGCTGTGCTGCGAGGCGCGAACGGCACCGACGTGGCGTTCATCCTGCCGGCTGATCTGCTCATCACCGAAACAACCAAAGCAACGGTTGACGCGTACACCACCCTCGACACGCCCAACGAAGTCTACGACCGGGCCAAAGCCGAACTGTTCGACGGTTACGCCGGCGAAACACAAACGACCGTCACAAGATCCGGCACCGAACTTGACGCACGCGCGCTTGACGTGGTCATCGACGCAACTGCTGCGCAGGCGTTCGACCTAACCGGAAACACGCTGACGATCAAAACGTCGAACTATGTCGGCGACATGGTCACAACAGGCGTGATCACGCTCGCTAACGGTGCGACGTTCACCGGCACACGCACCGACCAGAACGGCACCGTCCTACCGCTACGCAACGTGTCAATCACCGGACTCGAGGCAGGGTCACGCATCCAGGTCTACAACGAAACGACCAGCACCGAAGTCGTCAACCAGATCGTCGGCGGCACGAGCTACACGGCGACCTATGCCGAAGGCGTCGGGTACAGCGCTGGCGACACGCTCAGGATCCGTGCAACCCAAACGAACGGTGCCACAGCGAAGCTGCCGTACCTGGCCGCCGCCGTTGTCGGGTCGACCGGCTGGTCACTGCTGGTGTCGCAAGACGACGACACCGTCTACAACACGTTCGCTGTCGACGGCTCAACCGTCACCACGTTCACCGCCGACTACGTCAACGACCAAGTTGACGTCGTCGTCGGGTCGAACTTCAACATGTCGGACTTCTACCCGTGGTGGGCGTACAACCTCACAACCGAGCAAGGCATCCGAGAGTTCTTCGGTGGGCTCATCGCACGCGACCAAGCCAACTTCGAGATCCTGACCGACACGCTCAGCCTGTTTCTGGACAACACGACCACAGCCAACATCCGTCAGCTCGACAACCGGCGGATTTACCGCACAGACGGCACCTATCCGGTACTAGACCCGACTACGGGTGGCGGCGGCATTGACGTGGTGTGGCGCAACACGATCCTGATCGACAACGCCGACGTGTCATCGCTACGCCAACTGATCCGAGCCAACCAAGACATCACGTCAACGTCCGGCAAGCTCAAGGTACGCGACCCCGACGACGACACCGTGCTCGACACGTACAGCCTGACCGACACCAACGGCGACACCTTCAACCCGACCCGCAACTTCGGCATCGGTCGCCGCACCCTCGACTCGTGACGTTCATACCGTCAGGCGGTTTCGGCCCAGCAACCGGCACACCCGTCGCCGGCGGGCTCGGCCCGTCACTAACCGTTGCGATTCTCAACAACTACACAGCGATACGCGACAAGATCGCCGAACAGCTCGCCACGCTCGACACGTTCCTAACCGTCCACGCCACTGTCCCTATGGCGATCGTCGCGCCCGCCGCTGTCGTCGTGCCAGGCAACCCGATCATCACACCACACGAATCAATGGACCCCGGGCTCGTCACGTACCGGTTCCAAATCATCGCAGCGCTACAGTCCCAAACCGAACAGTACGCACAGAACCAGCTCGACCAGCTCATCACCGGCGCAACCTCAATACCGACCGTGCTCGAGGCAGACCAGAAACTCAACGCTGCGACCTACACGGTGCAGGTAACCGAAGCCGCAGAGTACGGCGTGATAGATTACGCAGCACAGCGTTACATCGGCGCACGGTTCCTCGTGGAGGCGACCAGCTCATGACATACACCGTCTCATCCGACCGGCTCGCTGGCCACGCTGCCGGCGACACTGTGACCGTTGATGATCTGCCACCTGGCACGAACATCGACGCGCTCGTGACTGCCGGGCACCTGACCGAAACCAAACCCAAAAGCCGCAAGGCAAACCCAGAAAGCAATGACACCTAATGGCCGAGTTCCTACAGAACGACGTGCAGGTCACGATTAACAGCGTGGACCTGACCGACCATGTCGCATCCGTGACATGGACCGAAACCGCATCAGAGCTTGAGACTACGGCGATGGGCGACAGCAACGTCACCCGCATCGGCGGGCTCAAGGACGGATCTTTCAGCGTTGAGTTTCACCAGGACTTCGCAGCGTCGTCGGTGTACAAAACCCTTTACCCGCTGCTCGGCAACACTACGACTGTTGAACTGACACCGGTCAGCGGTTCGCTTTCGGATAGCAACCCGAAGCACTCGGCGGCTGCGCTCGTGACCGAGCTGCCGGTGATTGACGGTGCGGTCTCCGACCTCGCAACCATTTCGGTGACGTGGCCGCTCGCCGGACCCGTGACGGTGACGACCTCCTGATGCTCGACATTTCGATCTCTACGCGACTGGATAACGAGACCGAACCAGTCACCACACGCCCAACAATGGGCACCCTTCTCAAGCTCGAACGGTTCTTTAAGCTCGACAGCGCAATCGAGTCGCTGCAACGCACCAAGCTCGAGCACTTGGCGTGGCTGGCGTGGGAATCACGCCGCCACGCCGGCATGACCGTGCCAACGTGGGAACGCTTCTTCGACACGGTTGTCGACCTTGAGTTCGAAACGGACAACGACGTCCCTTTAGCCGACGAGGCACCGCCTATCAGCTAGCGTCACTTGCGCTTGCTACCGGGCAGCCTCTCAGCGACCTCCAAAACGCTCCTGTCGCTGTCATCCGTGCACTTAACGCAATCCTGCACGAACAGCAACAAGCGCAGCAGAAAGCCAATCAGAGACGATGACACAGCCAGCAGTGCAGGTCGAAGGCAGTCGGGAACTGCGTCGCAAACTACGCGAGGCTGGCGACGACATGACCGAACTGAAGTCGCTGCACAAACGCCTGGCTGACGACGTCGCTGGCACAGCTCAGACAAAGGTGCCGGTCAGGTCTGGGCGGCTGAAACGTTCGATCCGGGGATCCGGCACGAAAACGACTGCGTCGGTAAAAGCGGGCAACAATCGCAAGACTGGACCGTCCGCAGTGCCGTACAGCAAACCGATCCACTTCGGCTGGTCAAGCCGTGGGATCCGGCCGCAGCCGTTTCTGTACGACGCGCTCGACGACCGACGCCAACAAGTCATCGACGCGTACAACGACCAGGTACGAACGATCCTGCGACGCGTGTTTTAGGATCTGACTATGGCCGCTGACTCTACAATCAACGTCAAGATTCTCGGCGACGCGTCAAAGTTCCAACGTGCAGTCGGACGTGCTGGCAGCAAACTTGCGACGTTTGGCACCAATACAGCACGCATCGCTGGCGACGTAGCAAAAGGCTTCGCTGTCATGGGCGCAGCCGCCGGCGGCCTGTCGATCGTTGTTGGACGCGAACTGTTCAACACCGGTCAAGAGCTGGTGTCGCTTGACCAGAAGATTGGCACCGTGTTCTCGGGGCAGTCAGCCGATCGGGTATCGGCATGGGCCGACACTGTCGCCGCACGCATGGGTCTCACGTCCACCCAAGCCCAAGGACTTGCAGCTAACGCCGGCGACTTGCTCAAGCCGATGGGTTTCACAGCCGATCAGGCAGCCGACATGTCGACCGAGATTATCGGGCTGTCTGGTGCACTGTCCGAATGGTCAGGCGGTCAACATAGCGTCGAAGAAACCGCAGAGATCCTGTCCAAAGCGTTGCTTGGTGAACGAGACTCGCTCAAGTCGCTCGGCATCAGCATTAACCAGGCTGAAGTTGACCAACGCGCGTTGACCATCGCGCAAGAAGACGGCCGGGCAGCGATCGAACAAACCGACCGGGCGCTCGCCACACAGCAACTCATCCTCGAGAAATCAACCGACGCTCAGCAGACATACCTTGAGGGTGGCAACAACCTGATCGGCGCACAAAACCGGCTCAAGGCCCGGTTCGGTGAACTGAAGGAAAAGCTTGCACGCGAACTGCTGCCAGTGTTTGACGACATGGCAACTCGAGTTCTTGGGCTGTTCGAGGTGTTTGATCATCGAGGACTGGGCGG